GTATTGCTTTGCTAGGTGCTGAAAATATTGCGCCTTCTGACTCGGAGAACCAACACGCAACTGATGGTCGGCGTTCAGTAAGCTGCGAATGGCAGTAGGAGCATCAACGCCTAGAGCATTGATCGTCGCCATGTAAGGATTCAGCGTTTCCTTGATCTGCTTTGCAAATGCCGAGTCGCCACGGTACTGTTCTAGTCCATCAAGCATCTGCTTTTCGCGGGTGTTCCAATAGTCTTGGACTTCCTTCGGGGTCTTGCCCCAGTGGTCGTGCATTTCTTTCGGCCAAGTTTTTGGAGGGGGGCTTGCAGGATCAAGCTCAGGTTGCGCTTGTTGCTCTTGTTGCTCAGGCTGTTCCTCGCTCAGTTCAGATTCGGACTCGGTAGGTGCCTCACGTTCGCTGCTCGGAAACAGGTCTGCCGCCAAGTCATTGGATACGCTATCTACGTCGATACCTTCTGACTCGCTAAACTCGGCTTGACTGCTGTCGGCAATCGCTTCGACTACTGCTTCTTCGCTCATGGTTTCTCCTGTGGTTAGAGTCGGGCTACATCAACGTCGAAATGCTCCACTTCTGCCGCCAGACGTTCCTTCTTCTCTGTCGGCATCTCGTAGATGGTTTTTTCGATATGCTCATCCACTTTCTTGTCCAACTCGGCATCCTCACGCGCCATGCGCTTCTGACTATGGTCAATCAGGCTAGGCTCATAATCAACGCATCCCGAAACAGCCATGTCCTCACGCCGTTGCGTTTTGCTGGTGATCCACTTCCCGGTTGTTGGTGATTGATACGCAGGAAAGTTTGTCGCGTCAATGTTGAACATGCAAGCAGAAATAAGCCTGTGCGCTGGTGCATTGCACTCGCATATCTGTGGCTCATCAATGTTTTGCAACTTTATGAAACGGTCAAACTTGTGACCGTTGTCACACAAAAGTTCATACAGCGGCATATCAACGCTTCGGAGGCTTGCGCCCCTTACCTTTGCATCCCATGTCAGTCTCCTTCGCTCTCGGTTGATTCTTCCTTTGCTTCTGCTGCTTCTTTTGCGACCATTGCATTGATCTGCGCCACTTGCAACTGTACTTCCGCCTGGATGCGAGCAATCTGAATCTGCGTATCCTTCTGGATGTTAGCCTTCATCTGTTCAATCTGGCGCTGAGAATTGAGTTTTGCCGCATCGACCTGTTGCTGTGCGGCCAACTTCTCACGCTCAAGCTGTACTTCCATCTGCGCTTCCATGCGGGCCTGCTGGACCTGCATTGCCATTTCAGCCTGCGCTTTCTGGAACTCCATCTGCATTTCCTGCTGCGATTGCTGTGCGGCCTGCTGCATCTCGGCCTGCTTGACCTGCATTTCAGCCTGAGTCTTTGCCATCTCAGCCTTGGCCTTGTCCGCTTCTGGATTTGCCTTCTGCGGCGGTTTCATGTTCTTAAAGTGATCTTCGACTTCAGTACCGAACCGGAATCGACGTACAACCGCAAGAAGCAACGATTGCGCCGCCTCGAATGGCATCCCACCGCTTTCAACCATCGGCGTCAGTCCAGCCATCAACTGCCCCATCGCGTTCATAAAGTCACCGATCTGCTTCTGGTCTTCGGTAGCCTCAACGTCAATCGTGGAGTTAGTCTCAATGTCAATGCGATACGCACGTTGCATATCGTTCTTGAGTAGTTCCAACACTGCTTCCCACTCTGGAGCCGACAATGCCTTCTGAATCTCAGGATCAATTGGAGGTTGTTGTGCAGGCTGACCCGGCACTTGAGGCTGAATCATGGCCTGTTGCTGCTGCATCTGAGCAATCATCTGAGCCTGTTGCTTCTGCGCAGACGTGACAAATGGCAGTCCAGTGGCCGAAGCCCATGTCTCAACGGAGAACTTGGTGGCTGCAATCTCAAGCATCAAACGCAGTACGTCTCGGGAATAGCGTTGCACTTCCTTTTGCAACCGCTTGAGACGCATCGTGCCCCACGATTCCTTGATCTTCTGAGCGCCAAGCGTTTCGCTGGCAACCGATTGACCACGAATAATGTCAGATACGCCAGTAATCTCGTAGATAACACGCTTACATTGTTCACGCGCAGCGACAAGGTTTGTTGCCACAACGATCAACTTGTCAATCGGCATAAACCAAATGGCATTGTCCAATCCCTTTTCGGTCGCCAATGCAGAAGCGGTTTCTGCCGGTATCAGCGAGTTGTCGGACTGTCCAAACAGATCGCCCAATTGCGATCCAAGGTTTCCATCATAGATGCCGCGAACCTTCAGCGCCTCAACAACTTTGCCAAGCCTGACAGTGATGCGATTCAGTTCCTTGGCTTGATTCTCATACAACTTATACATCGCTACCGGCATCAGGTCATTCGACTTCTCGATGAACTGCAACGGTCGCGGACAGTTGAAGAATCCAGTCAGTCCAAGCGGATCATCTTCTTCCTTCAGGTAGCCATCATTGTATGCAGGAGAGACATACAGGATTCGCTTGCCGCCGGTGCGATCCCAAATCTGATACACAAGTGCCGTCTTGCGACTTCCTTGATCATCAGCTTCATCGCGCCCACCCGTTCCAGTGCCTTTTTCTTCCTCGTCTTCATCCTCGCCTTTTGTGAAGATGATTTTGGCAGTTACTTCTTTTCCAAACAGGCGTTCGCACTCGTCCTTGTCCAGAAATTCCTCATACGCCAGCCACGGAACTTTTGACCATTTCCTTGCATAGCCAAAATATACCTTGTCCCATCCGCGAGAATCAGGGCATACCTGCTCCCACTTCACTACTGGCATCTCACCTTCGGTTTCGATTATTTCGGCGTCGTACTTGATCGAAGTAACGCCGCGCCCCGGCAGTAATCCATCCAGCGTGGCATACCGAATCGACTGGTCAAATGTCTCGTACCCTTCAACATTGGTATCGCACAGGAATTCCAGCATCCGCTGCCCGGCCATTGCAGCCGCTTTGCCCAACGGATCTTCATCCTTGAACCTGCGCTGCACAACCGGCCTCGGCGTCTGCGAAAACAGCGCCGGAAGCAATGTTTCTACGTTGCTGTAGAGGATGTTGAAAGGTACTTTGTCAGGACACTTGCCAGAATAGATTTCTATGACTTCCTTACCGTCCTTGCGGTAATCCTTCTCGCGCCTTTTGGCCGATGCGATTTCACCCAACCAATGCCTGACCTCTGCGGTAGGCTCCATTGCGCGTCCAGAGTCATCTTTTTTCATAGCGTGTCCTGTATTGGCGGTTTCCAGATGGAATACTCGCTTAACGAGCTGCTTTGTAACCTATTTCACCTACCAAGTCAATAATCCTCCCGATTTGCCCTCATTTTACGGAAGTGATTATCCCTAATCTGGCCCATGTGAAGGCCGACAACATTCTTCGACATCATTTTTTCATGGAATGAAGGCTCTTTTGCCTCCACTTTTGACCGACGCCACGTGGTCGATAGGGTCCTGAAACCGTCCGCAGCGTGACTAGCCCCATCATGCTTCGGATTTGCCGAAAACACGTTGTTTTCCTCATCGTATTCGCGCCGGTATGCCTTCAGGTGATCAATACCAATCTCACACCGTGCATCAAACCTGCAACGTTGGAATGTCGCCCTCGCCGCCTGGATACCTTCCTGTACATCCAACCTCGGCGCAATCGCAAATCGTCCCAACTTCCTGTCATGGTCATTGTTGAAATCCACGAACTGCTGCAAGATCGACTTTCCACCAGCCGCTATCGTCCTTGGCCTTGCATCATGCGGCAACCAGTGCGTTCCGTACTCGTACCCTTCACGCAAATGCTTGTTCAGCAGCATCGTGGCGTAAAACTCGACATCCTTGAAATTATCTTCTTCGTAATCAATAACATGCAAGTCATCACCAATCACCTGATAGAACCAACATGTCGTATCGTCATCAAATCCCAAGTCCCATCCCGTAAATACAGGATGCCCTTCAGTGTGCGGAACCAGCACAGTATTACTTTCCGTGCTTGCGCGTCCTTCGGCTTCTAACTTGGCGATGCAGTCACCCCAAATCGAACCCGGCAGCGCCGCCTCGAACGAAACATAATATTCCTGCTGGAACAGCGCCATCCCATATTCTTCACCATGCTCGGCCTGCAACTGCTTCAGGATTGACAGCAACTGCTCGGAATTGAATACACCACTTTGGTCGGCATTCAGCGACGAAAAGAACCATCCAGGTTCCTTCGCCGCAAAGTCGCACAGCCGTTTGAAGTGATTCTTACCACGTGGCGTAGAGTTAAACCCAGCCCATCCACCGTTTTCCTCAAGAATCGGCATCAGGTAGCCCCACGATGAGGGCTGCGAAATCGCATACTCGCTAAACACCAACCCTACAGGCGGCGAACCTACCAGCGAATTGAAGTTGTCCGAGCCAACCAACTGAAACGTCGATCCACAATGGAACTCGATCATCATCTGCTGATCAAGCGTCCGTTTCCGTATCTCCGCAGGAAACGCCCTGTCTATCCGCTTCTTACCACTATGCCCATCAATGGCATCCCACATCGACTTTCGCGCCTGGCTGTACTCCGGGAGCATGTACCAGTAGTTCCCAACCCGCTCATGCGCTGCGCACGCTACATGGTGCAGGAATACCTCGTCTTTACCGCATCTCCGGTGCCACTTTGCAACTGCCCTCTTTCCACCAGAAGATAAGTAATCCCATAATGGTTTCTGATACGGTCGCGGCGACCAATTGTATGGAAGCGAAATCTCCATCAGATTACCTCGCCGCTAATTACTCTTTCTTGGTATCCTTTATCCTGCTCTGGAAGTAT